GGCGCTCTCGGCGGCTACGGGGACCTTCAACCGGATGCTCCGGGCGGGTCTGTTGATGCATGACGGAGACCCTGTGCTTCGGTCGCACGCGCTCTCGGCGACGGTGAAGACGAATGAGTCCGGCGAGAAGTACGAGGTCACCGATCGAGCCAGAGGGCTGATCGCACTGGCGATGGCGGTCCACGGCGTCACCGAGATGAGCGATCCCACGCCGAAGATCCACGTTTACAAGGGGGCATAGTTGGGCTTCTGGGACTTCCTAACGGGCGGGGTGAACCACGCCGGCGAACGGCCGAACGCGAACCCTCCCTCGACCCCGTCGACCGTCGGGGCGGGGGAAGCGGACGGCGATCCGCACGGCGTGGAGATCGTCGGCCCCGAGGTCGAGCCGCGGTCCCTGCCCTCGTTCTACCCCTCGCCCTGGGCCGGCTGGCCGTCGGCTTGGTCGACGCCGAACTGGGACATGGCCTCTCGACTCAACGAGCTCGTCGACGTCGCGTGGACATGCCTCGACAAGAACGCCTCGGCGCTCTCGACGTTCCCGGTCTTCCGAACGCGGAACGGGAGGACCATCGCCCCGGCGTCGTGGATGACGAACCCGGACCCGAGCATCTACTCCTCGTGGGAGGAGTTCGCCAAGCAGCTCTTCTGGGACTACCAGCTCGGCGAGGTCTTCATCATGGAGATGTCGTCGTTCTCCGACGGCTTCCCGATGCGCTTCCGGGTCATGCCTGGTTGGGCGTTCCACGTCGAGATGGCGGCCGGCGTTCGGCGGTATCGCTTCGGGGGGATCAACGGTCCCGACGTGACCGAGAGCATCCTCCACATCCGATACAAGTCGACGACCGACAACCCTCGGGGCGTTGGTCCGCTCGAAGCGGCCGGGGGAAGGATGCTCACGGCCGGCCTGCTGGCGAAGTACGTCCGAGAGGTTGTCGCGACCGGCGGCACCCCCCCGCAGACGATCGAGACCGATCAGAGTCTGGATGAGAACGAGGCGCAGGACCTGATCTCGCAGTATCTCGCGAGCCGAGTCCAGACGCCCTCCGCTCCGCCGGTCTTCGACGGAGGGGCCAAGCTCGTCGACCATCCGGCGATCTCCCCCAAGGACCTGACGATGCTGGAGATCAGCCAGTTCAACGAATCTCGCATCGCGGTGTTGCTCGGCGTCCCGCCGTTCCTGGTCGGGCTGCCTTCCGGGGGGGATTCGATGACGTACTCGAACGTCTCGTCGCTGTTCGACTTCCACGACCGCCAGACGCTCAGGACGCTGGCGATCCACGTCATGGGTGCCATCTCGTATTGGGCGCTGCCCGCGGGGCAGAAGGCGGAACTCAACCGGGACGAATACAGCCGGCCGTCCTTCGACCAGCGAGCGGATGCCTGGGTGAAGCTTCACACGGCCGGAATCGTGGACACCGAGACGGTCCAGCGCGCCGAACGGCTCCTGCCCGGAGACGAGACAGCCCCGATCACGGCGATCACAGGAGGCGAGGAATAGTGCAGCTCGTCGAGGAGGGATGACCTATCCCGTGGCACATTGAAAAGCGTGACGACGAATGGTGCGTGATCAAGAACGACGGCGGTGAGAGCGAAGGCTGCCACGACACCGAGGACAAGGCCAAGGCTCAGATGCGAGCGCTCTACGCATCCGAGGAGACCGAGAACCGTCGCGAGGCTCCGATCGAGTCGCGGGCGGCGACCGTTGAGGACGTGAAGCCCCTGGAGCGCATCATCGAGGTCCTGGCTGTTCCGTACGGACAGGAGGCGATCGTCGAGTACCGCGGCCAAGTCTGGCGTGAGACGATCGAGCGTGGTGCGTTCGATGGGATCGAGAAGCGGCCGGAAAAGTTCCAGGTCAAGGTGTTCCGCGATCACGAGGATGGGCCGCATCTGCGCGGGACGGGGCGGTCGGGACTCATCGGAAAGGTCGTGAGCTTCTCCCCCGAGCCGCCCGAGGGACTCTTCGCGCAAGCGAAGATCGCCAAGACGCCGCTCGGCGACGACACCCTGACCCTCGCTCAGGAGGGCGTTCTGGGCGTCTCCGTCGCGTTCGGAGTACGAGGCTCCGATCAGGTGCTCGACCGGGTGCAGCAGAAGCGCAGTATCCGGCGGGCGTTCGTCGACCACCTCGCGTTCCCGGATAACGGAGCGTACGAGGGAGCCCAGGTGATCGACGTCCGCAGTCGGCGACGGCAGGCGGAGGACCTGCCGGAGCTGGACACGCCGCGCCTCGACGAGGTCGTGGCGTGGATGGAAGCGCGCAGGCGTTCCGGTACTTAGCACTACGGACCCCTCCGTAGGGAGGCAGGTCGCGCGCAGGCGCGGCGGGTAGCGGGTGCTCGTTGGCCGAGAGGGCCGTCCTAGTCCGAGGGCGTACTACGCCCACGACCCGCTAAGGGGGAAGTGATGGAAGAGAGCACGAAGACCGATGCCATGATCGGGCGCCTCCAGCGAGAGATCGCTGAGCGCGACTCGTTCATCCAGGGCACGGTCGCCAACGCGCAGGACGCCGAGCGTGATCTGACCGGCTCCGAGCAGGAGCTGATCACGGAGGCGCGCAAGCGGATCGAGGTCGCGGAGGAGCAGGCCGATACCCTCCAGGCGGCCTCGGACCGTTCGCGGCAGGCCCGCCAGAAGGCCGCCGACGTTCAGGCCCAGATGGCGAAGATGCGCCACGAGGTCGACAACGGCGAGATCGAGTACCGCTCGGCCGGCGCGTACGCGTTGGACCTGTACGCGGCGCACCAGCACAACCGCGAGGCTCAGGAGCGGCTGGAGATCTTCGGCCGTGCGGCGGCGCACCAGAAGACCGGTGACAACGCTGGGCTGATCCCGAACCCGATCCTGGGTGGTGTCATCAACTTCATCGACTCGGGACGTCCGCTGACCAATCTGATCGGGCCTAAGCCGTTGGAGGCCGCTACGTGGTACCGGCCCCTGGTGACGCAGGGGACGTCGGTGGCGGTGCAGGGGTCGGCTGGCGCGGCCGGAGATGAGAAGGCCGAGCTCGTGTCGCAGAAGATGACGATCACCCGCCTGACCGCCAACGCGGTTACCTACGGCGGATACGTCAACGTCTCGCGGCAAGATATCGACTTCTCGAACCCGGCGGCGATGGACGCCGTGATCAACGACCTCGCGGCTCGGTACGCGATCCAGACCGAGGCGGCGCTCGGCACCTCGCTGGACGCATCCACGTCGACGAACGTCGGCTACAACGCTTCCCCGACCGCGGCGACGATCCGTACCGCGGTCTGGACGGCGGCGGCCACGGTCTACACGGCGACCGGCGGGATGGGTCAGGTCGTTCTGGCGCTGTCGCCGGGCAGGCTGCCGGTGTTCGGGCCGCTGTTCGTCCCGATCGTCAACGTGTCCCAGACCGGAGACGGCCTGAGCGCCGGGAACTTCGGCCAGGGCCTGATCGGAACGGTCGCCGGTGTGCCGACGTACATGTCGGCGGGGCTCGGTACCAACAAGGCGTTCCTGTTCTCGACCGCTGCGGTCGAAGTCTACGAGCAGCGCGTGGGAACGCTCCAGGTGACGGAGCCGTCCGTGCTCGGCGTCCAGGTCGCATACGCGGGCTATTTCACGCCGCTGCGCCTCGTGGACAACGGCATCATCGAGCTGACCGCCACGTAAGCGGCAGAGCTGGGGACACACATCGGCGGGGAGGGGCTTCGGTCCCTCCCCGGTCCCCTGAAGCGAAAGGAGAACGCATGTCCATGTCCGAGAACCACCTTCTGCGGCTGGAACTCGAACGTAGCATCGCGAGGTACGAGGCCGCCGACATGGCGGACGAGGCCAAGGCGGCGAGGGCGCGGCTGAAGGATCTCCCGGAGGAGGAAGCTCCCGAGGCCGAGGCCGAGGAGCCCGACACCGGCACCGGCAAGTACGAGGACCGGACGGTCGCTCAGCTCAAGGCGCTCGCCGAGAGCAAGGGCCTGCCGACCTCGGGCGCCAAGGATGACCTGATCGCAACTCTGAGGGAGGGCTGATGGCAACCACCATCTTCCGCCGCGACTTCCTGCTCCGAAGGATCCTGAACCCCGGAACGACGGCGACCGACTTCCTCGGTCGACTGACCACGTCCACCCTCGACTCGGATGGACATGCGCTGATCGCGATCGACTTCCCCGTAACGACGGCAGTCAACCTCGGGGACTACATCGACATCCCCGCGACGAGGATTGTCTATCGGGTCACGGTCGCCGGAACCACGGGCGCCGCGGCCCCGACCGCTCCGGGGGTTGGGCTCACCGTTGCGAGCGGGTCGGCGACGTTCCTCCAGCTCACCAACCAGTAGATGGCCGGACCGTTCACCACCGCTACAGAGGTCTGCGAGTTCTCGGGGATGTCCATCCCGAGCGACCTCTCACGCCTCCAGGCGCTCGCTCACAGGGCGTCGTCGGTGATCCGTGCCTACTGCAACCAGATGCTCTCCCCGGTGGTGGATGACGTGGTCACGGTCTATCCGACGGCCTCGACGTTCCTCAGTCTGCCGGAGCGTCCGGTGACCGCGGTCGACGAGGTTCTCATTGATGGGGTGGCGTTCACGGACTTCTACATCATCCCGCGAGGGCTCCGATCCGGCAGCGTGGCATCACCCGGTTCGGCGTGGACCAGAGGCGCGACCGTGACTTACACCCACGGTCACGCCGAGTCCTCGGAGGCGTTCAAGGCGATCCAGTCCGTCTGCATCGAGATGGTCAAGCGGGCCTACACCGCCGATGAGTCGGGGCAGGCCATTGCCCACGGGGGATTCCCGATGGAGACGGCTGGTTTCCCCACGACACTGTTCCTGACCCAGGACAACAAGGAGATGCTGCGTCCGTTCATGAGGGGGCCGGTTCGATGACCATCCTCGGAATACCCCAGGCGATCGCCGCTCTCGAACGTCGAGTGATAGCGGCCAAGATCGCCGAGTCCATCGCGGCAAAGGCCGGAGGTGAGGTGGTCGCAGCAGATATGAAGGCTCACGCACCGAGGGATAAGGGAACGATGGCTGATTCCATCATCGTTCAGGTAGAAGGCGACACCGCACACGTCGGTCCCACGGTTCCCTACGCCCGCTTCCCGAACTTCGGGACGCGGTACCAATCGGCGCAGCCGTTTGCAAGTGACGCCGCAGACGAATCGGAAGGGCCGGTCGAAGCGGCGATGGCGGCGATCTTCAAGATCGCCATGAGATAGAGGAGGATAGATGGCAGCCTACACGGTGCAAACCGTTACAGAGGCCGGGGTGGTCCCGACCTATACGGCGGTGAGCGCGAGCGACACGTTCACTCCGGGCACCGCGGACCTGGACAAGACGCACATCCTGCACGTGAAGAACGCAGGTGGCTCGCCGGACACAGTCGTGATCGACGACACGGTCAGCCTGTCGAACGCGGCCGGAGCGACCGCGTACAACCCGGACGTCACGGTCGTGGTGACGAACGCAACAGAACGGTTCATCCGGCTTACGCCGATCCGAAGGTATTTGCAGTCGAACGGCACGGTCGTCGTTACGAACTCGTTCACCACCACGGTCACGGCCGCGGTCTTCGTCGCTTAGGGAAGGAGGCTAGATGGCTAAGCAAGCTGGGTTCCTCGGATTTCTCAAGCAGAACGCGGCGTTGGGCGTTGCAACGGGTACATACAACACCGTGACGCAGATCGGGACGGTCACCGCGGTTGGTTCGAGTCGGGCACTCATCGACGTCTCAGCGCACGGTGATCTATGGGCCGACTTTTTGCCCGGTCGTCAGGAAGGCGTCGAGGTCACTCTGACTGTCATGTGGGATCCGACGCTCACGCAGCATACGAACATGAAGTCAGACTATGACTCGGTCGCCGTCGCTACGCGGTACTACGAACTCCAGCATCCGAACTGGACCTCGGCCTATCGCTTCCCCGTGATCACGAGCCAGTGGGAAGTCGAGGCGACGGATGACGGCGCGATGGAAGCACACATCACGCTGAAGATCGTCAACCCCGGCGTCTCCTCGGTTACACCTAGCTAAGCCTGGACTAGGAGGCACATGCTCACGAAGAAGGAGATCCTCGAACTCGCTCCAGCCGAAGAGGTCATCGAGATCGCCGGCGGGAAGGTCCAGATGCACGGCCTGTCGGCCAAGGAATACGGCGAATACGAGCGCGGTCTGTTCACGCAATCGGCAGATGGGACACTCAAGCCCAAGCCGATCGACGGGACATTCCGCGCTCGTCTCGTTGCGCGATGCCTCACCGACGAACAGGGTGCGACGTTCACCGATGACGAGATCGCCAAACTCGATGCGGGGTTCGTAGCCAAGCTCTACGATGTCGCCCGTCGGCTCTGCGGTGTCGGCGATCAGGATGTCGAGGAGCTGGCTGCCGCTTTCGATCGCGCCCAGCCCGGAGGCAGCTCTACCGAGTAGCTCTGGCGCTGGGCACCTCGCCCTCTGAACTGGAGCAACGCATCACTCAGCAAGAGCTGATGGAGTGGGCGGCGTTTGAACGTGTGAACGGATCCATCCTGATCCATGAGCGGATCGACTGGGCGGGTGCGGTTCTTGCTTACGTGACCACCGCGTCGCATGGGGCCAAGATCTCGCTACGCAAGGTCTTCAGCGACTACTTCGACTGGGACCGCACACCGGCGAGAGAAGAAGACAGCTCCGCCGCTCTCGGGATGATATTGGAGGCCGCCGCATCGCAACCATTGCCACACTCGTTGTAGACGTTATCGGTAACACGAGCGGCCTGAGCACGAGCCTTACAAAGGCTCAAGGCTCGATCGCGAAGTTCGGGACCGCTTCGAACCTTGCGTTCGCCGGGGCCGCGGTAGCCATCGGAGCGTTCGGCATCGCCTCCGTCAAGGCTGGCATGGCAGCTCAGCAGGTCATGGCGCAGACCGAGGCGGTGCTCAAATCCACCGGTGGTTCGGCCAACGTCACCGCCGAGCAGATCAACGATCTCGCAGAGCACCTACGGGACCTCTCCGGCGTCGATGATGACGTGATCCAGGCATCGTCGAACCTGTTGCTGACCTTCCGTGCTGTTCGCAACGAGGTCGGTGCCGGGAACGACATCTTCAATCAGGCTCAGATCGCCATCGTCGACATGGCTACCGCGCTCAACGAGGGCGCTGTGCCTTCGATGGAAGACCTGCACTCGGCGACCCTCCAGCTCGGCAAGGCGCTCAACGATCCCCTGACCGGATTGACCGCTCTGCGCCGCGCTGGTGTCTCGTTCACCGCCGAACAGACAGAGCTCATCAAGACCCTTACGGAATCGGGCCACCTCATGGAGGCCCAGAAGATGATCCTGGGCGAGCTGTCGAAGGAGTTCGGCGGAGCAGCCGAGGCGGCTGGGAAGACACTCGCCGGCCAGATGGCGATTCTGAGCTCGCAGATGCAGGATGTGTTCGAGCAGGTCGGGCTCGCGCTGATCCCGGTCCTCACAACCCTCGTCAAGATCCTCAAGGCGACCTTGGTCCCGGCCCTCAAGGCTGCGGCGGACAGCGCGGGTGTTCTCCTGGCTGCGTTCGCCGCGTGGACCGCACTCAAGTTCATCCCACCGCTGCTCCTGTCGATCGCCTCGGCCCTAGAGGCTGTCGGTGCCGCGGGTCTGGCGACGAGGGTCCTCAGCGTTGCTGTGTCGGTCGAATCCCTCGGCACGATGTTGGCA